CCTACAGAAGAAACGAAGTCAGTAATTATTAATCCCTCAACCATTACTGGGTTAAGCAATGTTCCACCTTCTGTTTTCAAAGTAACGGTTAATCCTGTTTGAGAAATTGCAGAGTTAACAGATGTAACGTCATACAATCCACGTAGGTTTTTAATGCTTGTAGCCATTTCAGAAGCCGATAACATTCTTACTTGTGAGTCATCCTCAGAGATGTTAATATCAAACATCACAGCAATTTTTTGGATGGTTGTATCGTTTGTGTATTGGAAGATAGCATCAATAGTATCTCCTTCCAATTCAATAGGTGCTAACATATCAGCAGTAGAACCAACCTTACCGATTAAGTTACCTGCCTTATCAATACCATAGATTGACATTTGGTTACCTCTATGAGATACGATTTTACCTTTCAATTGTGGTGGCGCATCCGAACCAACAATTAATCCGGTGATATTACGAATCCCTTGCTCAATAAATACTTTTGAACCATCTTCAAATGTTTCCATCAAAGATTCAGCACGTGTGTTTACAACGTTTTTGAACTGAGGTAATACAAACCAACGCTCTGTAGCATCTGTATTGTTAACCAATGCAGAGAAATAAGCCGCGTTAAATGGTCCGGCAGTTACATCAATTTCATTTGCAACGCCCAAACTATTGTAAGTAGGAACGAAGATAAATTTTTCTAAGGCTCTAATAATGGGTACACACGGAACGCCTGTATTTTCTCCGCCTGTTGCGCAATTCAATTCTGCCATGATTTCTATTTTTTATTAATTAATTTTAAACTGGTAATGTAACTATTTTATAATCTATTAAAAGAACACCTGCGCCATCACCATCTGCAGAATCTGCCGAAGCATATATCAATAGTGGTTGATTTTCAATAAGTGCGTTAAATGCGCTATTTGCTACTAAATGAGTTGTACTATCTTCTGCATAAGTAGGAATAGCATTCCACATTGGTTGAGCCGAACCTGAAACAAGTACTCCAATCTCCCCCGGTGCTAATTGCGCATCATTTGCTTTGTATTGAAATATACAACTTGAAACAGCTATCGACTTACCTGCTCCTGGTGCTGATACCGCACTAATATTTACAGATGCAAGCGTTTTTAATTGAGCCGAAGATAACTGAACAGCGATTGATACCGTTGGTGTTTCTCCAACAACAAAACTCTTTATCATTTCGCCTGTAACCTTTTGCGATGCTCCACCTGATGTTTCTTTTTCAAACAAATCGGTAGCTATTACACTCGAACCAGCAGGTATTTCAGATATTTTTGTCATTTAACTTGTTGTTCTTACATCTCCGGTTGTTAATGTTCTATTATCTCCGGTTGATAATGTCCTATAAATTGATTGCTCAACCTCAAAACTCGGCTCACATGGCTCTGTTTTAAATATTCTTAACTTTATTTTAGTACCTACCCCTGATAATTTATCTACGAATAGGTTTTTACTTGCTCCTTTATTTCTGATAAACACCCCAAACTTTGAATAATTCTCTGTTCGATATGTTAAAAAATCAGTTTCAAATAGTGATGAATCCTTTAAAGCCTGTATAAACAATTCAATTAACCGCTTCATTGGTTTAATCGCATTCTCATACGCCTCACTCGTCATCCACTCTTCAAAGTTTGCCTGTGTTAATGCAAACAATTCAATCTCTACCTCTCTCTCTAAAGAGCTTTCTTCATCCTTCCAATCCTCTTCAAAGTTTTCCCAAAGCCAAAACATTGGGGTCTTATTTAAGGCTTGTGCCTCCTGTATTAATTCCGTATTCGTTGCAATCGGTGTCCCGTGAAAAAAGAACGGTGAATACATATCAAAAGTATCTCCATTGCTTATCGTTCCTGTCCCGGTTACCGTTATAGACTCATTTGCTTGGTCTATTTCAGTTATAACGTATGTCAAAGAATTAATCTCTATCTCAAAACCTGCTTGTGCATGGTAAATATTATCACATTCTAATGTGATGCTATCATCTGCGTTTACCGTTACATTCCCGATTATAACCGGAAACGTCATAGTAGAAATCAAATCATCTAATATGTCGGTTAATTCCTGTGCGTAAACCATTACATTAATCCGCTATAACGTGTTCGCTCACATATTCCTGCATACTCCGGATAGGTTGATGGGTATTTAATTAAACAATACCATCTTATCGCCCACCATGTCGTTAACCCTGCGTTATTCCATTTCTGCTCTGCTAATCTGTAAGCGTTCGCTCCGGATTGCACAACTGAGTTTTCTGAATCACTAAAACTTACACCGCTTTGTGTTTGTTTTAATTGTGTTTCACTCACATAAGCGTAGTAAATAGACATCAATAACAAGTCTTTTATGCCTGTTGATTCATGCGCAACGTTATTCCAAAAGTATACATCGTCTGTTATGTAAAAAGAGTTTATGATATTCTCATATCTATCTACCATATTCGACTTCAAAGAACTTAAATTTGTCCATGTTGTTGGTGTTGTTCCGGTTGCTACGAAGTAAACCCCTGTAGCGTTTGAAGATGCACCAACGTTTGTAAAATCATCTCCGGTATTAAAGTCCGTTATGTAATAAGATACTCCTACTACTAATAAACCACTTGTTGTTGTTGTTTGAGTTAGAGCGTTATAAGCGATTAATAAATCTGCTAACTCTTTACCCAATAATTTGTATAATGTCTTTGTGTACTCTCTTGTGATGTATGAATTTAGGATAACATCAGATGCTGTTGTTCGCGCCAATTGATATTGACCTACGAAATCCGAAGCTGTTACTGATATTGCACCCATCTTTCATTGTATTAGAACGCCCCACCCATAAGGCAGGGCGTTATTTTATTACTTCACTAAGAATACTTTTGCTTCCAACTTAGCAGACATCGTTCCTGTACCTGTCCAAGTTACCTTGTAATACTTATATGCTTGTGATGTTTTAACCCAGTCATCAACAATTGCAGAAGATGTATTTGTGATGTGCAACGTATCACCTGCAATGTCGTAGTAATTCGTTCCATCAATAGACCCTTGTAATTTAGGAGCAGAGTTGCTATTCATTGTACCGATGATTTTAGTAACCTTTGGCTGAATAGTAAGGTTGTTGTATGGCTGTGTCAATGTAATAAACAATGCACCTGTTCCGGTATTTGTTACCGTATCAATGTATAATGTTTGGTAGTCAACGTTAACCATGTTTGTAACAACTTGTGCTTTTGCTGTAAAAGAAAACAACAAACCAAGTGTAAGAAAGATCAATAATTTTTTCATTGTGTTTTTTATTTTTAATGTTATTAATTTAAGTAAAGCCTCCCTAATTAAAGGGAGGACTTTTAGTTATTATACTGCAGTTAATTGAGCAATAACATCAGCAAAAGTATCAGTAACGAATGCTTTAACGTGTTGTGACTTAATATAGAAAGTCAAACGCATCTCAGCTAAGATTGTTACTAAGTTTTTAGTGAAGTCATCGTTCTCATAACCAATGTTCAAAGAAATTCCTTCTCTGATTCTTAATGAACCTTTTGTAGTGTCCATTACCAAGAAAGACCCTGCAGTCATTCGAGCGTTTGCTACTACTGGAATCTCCATTACAGAAGTTGTACCCGGAATTGTTACTGGGAAAACGTATTCACCTGTAGTTGATTTTGTCAACTTCATTGCGGCAACATCAATTGGATTTAAAACAATTACGTTTGCCATGAATCCTGCCGGCTCACCTGAAACAACTTCCGCTGTTTGGATTTGAGTAATTGCCGCTACTAATACATCGTAGTTGTTTGGTGTTGGGATAGCCAACGCTAAACCGGATGGTGCTGTAAAAGCTGTAGCAGATGTTAAAATACCTGTTAAGTTGTTACCAGTTCCATCTCCACTCAAGATTTGAGAATCTTTTTTCAAATTAACCAAAGTGATTAACTCGTTATTGATTTCTCCTGCAAGTGTAGAAATATCAGCTAAAGCCTCTTTTGATGTTTTAATGTAAGCAGTTACCTTCTTAACGTCAGATTTAGCCTCTACTAATTCGAAATCAGCTTGTGATTTTAGAGTTCCCTCTGCTGTCATTGCCGCTCCACCTTCTGGATTCTTCATCTCAGCGTAAGAAACAGTCGCTCCGGTTGTTGGAACTGCATTGAAAAGGTTTGCAATAAATGGTGCTGAACGTGGAATTGGAGTAATACCCGGCTCATAATCATTCAATAACATTGATAAACCATTTGTACCTACAGCATCAACGTTTGCTTCTGTTAGTGTACCTACTGATTTTAACTCAAGGTTAACAGATTCTCCGCGCTTAGTTCTTAAGGAAACTAACTGGTCTTTTACTGCATCAAGTTCTTGAGCAGTAGATTTTCTTTTTCCTTTTGTAACATTGCTGTTATCTGCCAACGCTTTCAACTTCAAAGAAACCTCTTCAAGTTTAGCCAATAGGTCTGCAGTTTCAGATTTCTCTGCTAATGTAGCTTTCAATGCGTCAACATCTGCTTTACTTGCTAATCCTTCGATTGATGCTTTTAAGCCGTCAATCAACTTTAATTTTTCATTTGATTCAAGAACTTCGATTGAAGCCTTTTTTACTTGCTCTAAAAGAGCCTTTGTTTCTAATTCAGTCATTGGTATAGATTTTTAATGATTAACAATTTATGTTTTTCATTCTATCTTTTACCAATAAATCCGGCTCTTAAGAGTGGACTTTCAGAAAGCAGTAAGAATATTTTTTACAAAGATAAAGATAATTTTAATACGAACGCAAATTATTTCAAAGAAAATTTATTAATTTCTTTTAGCGCATCATATCCTAAATCCTTCTTAATCTCTTTAGCCGGGATTAAATCACATAATTCAGACATCATTTGTTTTAGCTGTAATGATTGTAAGCTAATCAATTCCATCATGTCATCTGATTGTGTCCCACTCTTTAATGTTTGTTCAAATGTATTTATACGGCTCATTAATGCCATCTTATAACTATCCGGATTACCCGACTTCACACCCAAGTATGGAGTAAGTGAGTTACAACCAAACGCCACCGTGCTACCTTCGTACAATTGAATCTCTTTAATCGCGTACATCGTATTGATTCCGTCCGCTTGCTTAGGATTCATCAATAGTGATACAATACTATCCCATGCCTTTGTTGACTCTCTCTCTATAATATTCACGTTTACATAACGGAAACCGATTGAGTGATTATCGTAAACACCTTCAAGGTAGTTCTTTAGAGTGTCATTACCTAACGTGGTGTTTGACATTCTTGTTTCAAAGTAAATCCCAGTTATGCCATCAATCTCTCTTTCTTCAAGAGTGATAATCTTACCCGGCATCTTAGTAACGTCTAATTCATGGTTAAGGCAATGCTTTATCTTAGCAGTTGCATCCGATAATGGCCCACGTTCTTTGATTGACTTCTTCGCGCAACCCATCAACAACACATCATTTGATGAATCTAAGAAGTTATACGCATTATGAAACCCCGTAACGATTCGCCCGGTTGTGTCTACGTCTTTAATAGATGCACCAAACTCTGTTGATTTTACCGAATAGTGGTCTGTTTTTTTCATTATACTGTTGGATTTATGATAAGATTTTTAGCTACTACCTCTTCATACTCGTATTCATTTACAAGAATGATTATAGCTGATTCC